AATTTTCTACGGCATTTGGTAAGCGGACAGTTACACAGCAAGAATACATGTCGCTGGCCTATGGCACCACGGAGGCATCGTCTGTTGGCAGCGACCAAGGTAGCACCATCCTTAATGCCGCCTACACATCCAAGTGGGGCGTCATGCAGTCGGCTGGCGTGCTGTATGTGTGGGGGCGCGACCGTGGTGGGCCATTCGCTAGTGCGGCGTGGAACGCCAACACGGAAGGCCGTGGCTCGGAATACAACGCGCCCAACTCTGCGCTATTTGGCGGCGCCTCGGGCACCGGCTCAAACGCCGGTTCGCGCTGCTCCTACTGGATCCTCGCTGCCTCGGCCTCGTCCGGCAGCCTCGGGTCGCGCTTTGTCTGTGACCACCTGCAACTTGACTAAGTAATAACAATGAAACAAATAATTAACACCCGCGCTGACTTGGATGCCCTTGCTGGCACGCCTGAGCACGCTGAATTTATGACCTTTCTTAAAGGCTCTATGACACGCAAGCAAGACGTAGCTGTGCGTCCTGATAGCTACGGACAACCAGACTACGAAGGCGACATCATTCCCCCTGTTTGGGAGGATGTTGAGGACTTAAGCACTATTACGGCGTTTGGTTTTAGCAAGGGGGACTTACTGTGAGTAAAGTAGCGATAACCGGCAACGCCTCCGGCACAGGTGTTTTTACAGTAGCCAGCCCTAACAGCAATGTTGACCGAGTGCTCACGTTGCCTGATGAGAGTGGTACGGTAGATACGTTGCAACGAAGTGGTAATGTAATTCAGGTGGTTAATTTCCAGACTGGTGCGTTGGCTACTGGGACTACTGTTATACCTTGGGACAATACCATCCCTCAGATTACTGAGGGTAATGAATACATGACATTATCCATCACCCCAACAAACATTAATAATGTTCTCCTGATTGAGGCCGTTCTGCGCGGCTCACCTAACGCAGCTAGTCAATTGACCGCTGCACTTTTCCAAGGTGCTATAGTTGATGCCCTGAGTGTTGGGACAGCGAGTGTAACGGTAGGTGGATATGTAGCGACGACATTGGTTAAGTATCGTATGTTGGCAGGAACCACATCCGCCACAACATTTAGAATCAGAGCCGGAATGCAGTCTGCTGGAACGCTGACGTTTAATGGTAACGGTGGTGTGGCGCGAATGTTGGGTACACTTCATTCATCAATCACAATCACGGAGTACACAGCATGAACATAACATCCTCTATCCTCCACCTAATCCCAGAAGCACAATTTATGTGCTGGGAGAACGACTACGCCCGTATAACGTGGAACGACACCAACACCAAGCCTCTACCCTCACTGATAGACCTTGAACTTGCATGGGTTGACGTACAAGCAGCAACCCTCCAAAGCCAAGCTAACGCAACAGCCCAAGCCTACCTAGCCTCAACAGACTGGATGGTGCTAAGGCAAGCAGATAGTGGCGAGGTTATGCCTAACAACATTAAAGACGCACGCGCTGCGGCTCGACTGGAGATTAAGCCATGACATTTGAACAATGGTTTGCCTCATTAGACGGTGGGTATGACAGCTACGAAGACTTATTAAAAGAGTGCTGGGAAGCGGCGCAACAACAGGAGACAACTAATGTCTAACGGAACAATTGCAGTAAGTCAGTTAGAAATGTTGACCCAAAGTGGTACTGGCACAATAACAATTAACCCGCCCAATACCGACACCGACCGAGTGCTCACGTTGCCTGATGTAAGTGGTACGGTAGTTTCCACTGGAAGCGCTGCTGTTGTAACTGAAACTATGTTGGCAGCAGCAGTTGTTCCATTAGGTGTTGGGCAGACTTGGCAGAACGTTACAGCAAGTAGGGCCTCAGGAACGACATACACAAATAGCACTGGACGGCCTATGTGTATTACAGCCACAGCAGTGAGCGGGACGAGTTCAGGGTTATTTGCGACAGTGGCGGGTGCTGAGATAGCACGGCAGTATTCCGCCATAACGGGGGGGCAATTTTACCCTGCTATTACATTTATAGTTCCAGTCGGCGCAACTTATTCGATTTCACTGGTGGTGGTGGGAACATTCAGACAATGGTTTGAACTTCGTTAAAAGGATAAAGCATGAAAAATTACATCGACTCTGTTACAAAAGAAGTTTACGCCTACGAGTCTGACGGCTCTCAGGATGAATTCATCAAAGACGGCTTAGTGCCTATCAGTGATGCAGACTTGGCAGCATTAAGAGCCTCACAAGTAACCCCGCCAACCTACCAAGAGTTACGTGCCTCAGCATATCCTCCAGCAGCTGACTACTTAGACGCAATAGTTAAAGGCGACACGGCTCAAGCGCAGGCATACATTGATGAATGTCTGGCAGTAAAGGCTAAGTATCCTAAATGACAGAAGTAACCCACAAAGAGATTTACGATAGATTGTTAGCGGTCGAAACCAAGGTGGATAACCTAGTAGAAGATAGTAAAGAGGTGGTGGCGGCATTCAATGCAGCCCAAGGAGCCTTCACTGTACTAGGGTGGTTAGCATCAGCAGCAAAGCCTATGTTGTGGATTGCAGGTATATTATCCGCATTCTCGTATATGATTAGTGAATATAGGATGAAATAATGATTGCTGAACTCGCCATAGCCAACGCAGCCTTCGCTGTTATTAAGGAAACAATTAACAATGGGGGTGACATCTTAGCGGCGGGTCAGCACATCTTTGGTTATTTTAACAGTAAAGCTAAGATACAAAAAGAGTTAAATAAAAAGGGGAGTGGTAACGAACTAGAAGAGTTCTTTGCATTGGAAGCCCTGAAGCAAGAAGAAGAAGAGCTTAAAGAGATGATGATCTACTCAGGTAGAGCTGGCATGTGGGATGAGTGGTTACAGTTCCAAGTAGAGGCACGCAGGAGTAGAGAAAGAGATGCAGCGCAAGAAAGAGCTAAGAAGCTAAAGTTTAAACGCAAGATACAAGATGTAGTTAACATTGTTATGGCTGTCTTACTGGTATCAACTGGTTTGTTTGCTGTTGTAGGGTTAGCTTGGGCAATATACACTAAAGGACAATTCTAATGCGAGATTTACCAGTACGTAACATGCGTAAGACGAAGAACAAGAAACCAAAGCCAACAAAGAAATGAGAACAGCAGTCATAATCGTTGCTCTCTTTCTATCTGGATGTAGCGCTTTATCTGCCCTAATTCCCGGTATGGGGGGTGGGACGAATGTGGCTGCTAACACTCAAATAGGTAAAGAGAATAACCAAACAGGCGTAGTTGTGGGTGAGGTTAAGACAAACAAAGTTGAGGCCCAAGAGATAGGTAAGCTAACACAGGCTGACCAAACTATTGAAGCTCATGGTGAAACTACTATACAGAACATCCCTCCTTGGGTTTTGTTGCTCCTTATCCTCGGTTGGTTATTGCCCTCCCCTAAAGAGATATGGGACGGACTCTGGAACATCCCTAAGAAAGTAAAAGGAAAGACTAAATGAAACATTCAATAGGCATTGTACCAGCGGCGGCTACACTTACAAGGTTTATTTATCTAGGTCGCAATCACATGCCACACAAGATTACCCATCAAGAGAAGAACATCCACACTTTTGATTAATTAACGCTTGACAAACCAACAAAGTTGTGGTATAATAGCAACAAAGGAAACAAACAATGACCTACTTAGAATTAGTTAACGCAGTGCTCCGAAGACTGCGAGAGAGCGAGGTTACCTCAGTACAAAGTGTGGGCACTTCTAACGCTTACGCTCGCCTCATCGGTGACTTTGTTAATGACGCTAAGAACCAAGTTGAGAACGCTTTTGACTGGAGTGCATTGCGGACGACCTTAACTTTAAATACCACTGCTGATGTATTTAGTTATGAGTTAAATGGCAGTCAGAATAGCTTTAAGGTGTTAAACGTATTAAACGACACCGATAACCTTGTCATGCAGTATAAGACTGGTGATTGGTTTGACCGTGAGTTTCTGTTGTCTGACCCTCAAAAAGGTACTCCGTACTTCTACAACTTTAACGGTGTGTCCACTGATGGCGATACACAGGTAGATATATACCCAATCCCTGATGCTGTGTACACGCTACGCTTTAACATTACTATGCGTAATCTAGCGTTGTCGGCTGATGCAGATAGGACCGTACTACCTACCCGTCCTATCATATTGTTAGCCACAGCGTTAGCAATTGAGGAACGGGGCGAAGACGGTGGAAAGCAGAGCATTAATGGTTATGCTTCAGGGTTAAGCTCATTAGCGGACGAGATTGCTATGGATGCAGCTCGACACCCTGAAGACACAATCTGGTATCCCGTATGAAACAGCTTCAAACACTGTCCATCGTATCCCCCGGTTTCTTTGGTATAAACACACAAGAGAGTGGTGTTACATTATCACCCAACTTTGCTCAACTAACCGACAATGTTATTATTGACAAGTATGGTCGTCTAGGTGCTCGTAAGGGTTGGATAATGAAAACAACCACAGGTGCAGCTACCCTTAGTGGTGCTACTATTGACTTTATGATGGAGCATGTGAACGCCGATAACTCTACTGTTATCTTGTCCGGCTCTGTCAATAAGATATTTAAAAATGGTGTTGATGCTTCACTAACAGACGTAACACCAGCAGGGTACACAATATCCGCTGATGGCTGGAAGGGCGCTTCACTTAACGATAAGTCAATGTTGTGTCAAGAAGGTCATGAACCTTTAATCTACTCAGAGGCAGCGTCACCAGCCACAAAGACCTTAGCAGTCCACACAAGCACAACAGCCTCCTTCGGTACTAGCTACCCTCGTGATGTTATAGCCGCTTACGGTCGGTTCTGGGCGCATGA